CTTGTACTGACAATGGAGCTGAATTTATATTCGCAGCTACTACAGTGTCTTCGTCATTTTCCGATGGTACACATTCGCAGAATCTTTCTGGCATTAGACACACCATGCAGGGTTTTGTCTTGCTAGCAAAATTGCTGCAATTCAAAACTAGTCTCTTCTGTTGACCGAAATATATTGCTGAGTCGTGTGCTATCCATCGCAACATTTCTCGCAAGTTCATCGTGCCTACAGTATTAACGTTTGCCCACCCTGGTTGAGGTGGGACTCCTGCTACATTGGACCTTTGATTGTGTGGTCTTTCTACGAGGAAATCCCACAGGTCCGGGAAAGGATCAGTATCCAATCCTGCCGCCGTAACCTTGTCAGGGTCCAGTCTATCATTAGTACTGTACTGGTCCTTGACTCGGACGGTCACCATTATCCGACACCTGCGTGTAATCGAAGCAGGTTCGTTGGAAAATGTCGATGCACACAAGTTCTTGACATTTGTTGTTATCGTGACGACTTTGGGTTCTATGGCCACTTTGCCTTTCAATTCGGCTTCGGCCATATTTGCATAAGTGCGGACATTATTACATATCCGCACCAGCTTTGCTGTTGGAGCCTCTTGCACAAATTGTGCTTTGGTGTTACCAAGATCATCAATGAATATACCATTCACTGAAGTTCGCATATTGGAATCATACTTGTCAGACTCATTCAGGGTTACTACCCTATCGTCTGCAGCAGAATATCCATTTACTTGCAAAGTGGTTGTCATTACCACATTGGCAACAGTTGACTTACCAACTCCTGTTCCTCCATAGAATCCTACCATGTAGGGGGCGATTCTCAATCCGCCCCTAACACGGGTTTGCATGAATTCCGCAATCCATGTGACCGTTCTTTCCCTATACTTAGTAAAGGCTACTCTTTCGAATGAGCCTGTACTTAATTGAGATAATTTCCCAGCCATATCGCGGCAATTTTCGAGCATCACACAAAAGTCTTCATCAGTAATTCCTGTTTCTGACAAAAGATTTCCTCCTCTGTGTAACTCGATAT